CAAGCCTCAGGGGCCCGGTCGGACTCCCAGCCAGTGGGAGAACAGAGAGCAGAATCGGCGCGCGGTCATCGGGCCCTGGGAGACCAATACAACAGCCGGCAGTGCTTGGGATACGACAACCCGTGCTGTACCGAAGGCGGCACAGCGTCTTGAGGAGATGCAACGCTGGACGTCGGTGTTGGGCGACGCCATCAAGCCCTCGGAACAGCTGGCCCTCAAGCAGCTCGAGCTTGCCGCGGCAATAGAGAAGGGTGGTGTCTCGCAAGAGGCAGCCAACCGATCGCTTGCTGCGTTCACCCTGGGCCAGGAGAAGGCGGCGCTAGCGACCCGCACGCAGCTCGGTCTTGCGACCGAACAGCAATCGATCGCCGTCAAGACCAAGGAGCTCGACGACCTTCAGGCCAAGGGCTTCATCAAGAACGCGGAAGAACGGGCCGCAGCCCAGCGCTTGGCCGAGAAGGAAGCCCGCGACGTCTACGATGCTCAGCGCGTGCGCCTGTCGGACACGCCGGCGCTGACGAAGCTGTCGATCGACGCGGACAAACTCCGAACCAACCTCGACGATGGCCTTGCGAGCGCGCTGCGAGGCACGACATCGGACATCCTCGAGATGGCCAAGGGGACGAAGAGCGCCAGCGAGGCGTTCACGGGCATGGCGCAGCGCATCGCCGACGCGGTCGCGCAGGCGATGCTGCTCAAGGTCGTCGTGCAGCCCATCGCAAACAGCCTAGGGAAGGGCCTGGGCGGGCTGTTCGGTGGTTCGCAGGACCTCCCCAGTTCCTGGACGACGGACGTGTTCACCGCGCCCAGCGCGCTGGGCAACATCTTCTCGCGCGGCAGCGTGTCGCCCTTCGCCCTCGGCGGGGTACTGACGCGTCCCACGACCTTCCCGATGGCGAACGGCGGCGTCGGGCTGGCTCGAGAGGCCGGATACGACGAGGCGGTCATGCCGCTGCGCCGGATGAGTAACGGGCGCCTGGGCGTCTCCGCCATGGGCGGCGGGTCCATGCAACTCAATGTGCAGGTGATCAACAATCACCCAACCGCGCAGGTGAGCACCCGGCAGGAAGATGACGGCCGCGGCGGGCGACGCCTGGTCACGCAGATCGATGAAGCCGTGGCCAATGCGGTTGCGCAGCCGGGCTCGCGTGCCGGGCGGTCAATACGGCAACTCGGGGGGCTTGCGCGGCGATGATCATCTGGCCGGCGGAACTGCCCCAGGCTATGCGCGCGGACTCGTTCTCGGCTGCCGCGCCTGACGCGCGAAAGACGGCGCCGATGGAGTACGGGCCGGACAAGTTTGGCATTCGATCGACGCTTGCCGTGCAGCCAATCGGCGGCGTGATCCGCTGCGACCAGAACCAACTCGCGCGCGTGCTGCGGTTCTGGCACGAGGACACGAGCCGCGGCACGAAGCCTTTCGCGTTCCCCGACCAGGCGTTCAACAATGCATTCCTGCTCGACGACGCCGGCGAGCAGCTCGAGGACGAGAGCGGCAACATACTCCTCGTCTCAGCCTGGCAGATCGTCCAGTTCACTGGTGGCCAGCCACCCGCCTACACGCCCGCGCAACGGTCCGTTGTCTGGAACGTGCAGCTCAATCTCAAGGCCATTGGCGGATGACGACAATCTCACTCACCGCCCGGTTGGCCTTCAACGCGGCCGCGACCGACGAGCTCATGGTCGCACTCGTCACGATCTCGCACGAGGACTGGGAAGAGCCTGTGCGCCTCTCCAGCGATCCGACGCAGCGGCTGTCGCTCGATCCGCTGCGCTATGGCACGGTGTCGAATGGCGTCGAGTACGACTTCGTTCTCATGCAACTGATCATGCCCGACGACCAGGAGGACAGCCCCAGATCCGCGGCTCTGTCCTTCGAGAACGTCGACGCCGACATGGCTGCGGTTATCCGTTCAGTGAAGACGCCGGCAGTCGTCGACATCCTGATGGTGCTGGCGTCCGCACCGGATGCGGTCGAAGGCGAGTTTCGCGGCTTCAAAGGCGTGAGGGGCACGTTCGACATCAACCAGGTCGGGTTGGACATATCGTTGGACCCGATCACCGGCGAACCCTGGCCTGCGCATCGCATGACCCAGGGCCGCTTCCCTGGCCTTTACAGATGAGGCATTGGAGTGCGGGTTTCGTGGGGCTGCCTTGGCATGAGCGCGGGCGGTCACGCGATGGCGTCGACTGCTGGGGCCTGGTGCGCGAGGTCTATCGGCAGCAGCTTGGGATCTCGCTCCCGAGCTACGAGGGCGAATACACCGATCCGCACGAACGCAGCGAAACGTCGGCGATCCTGACAGGTAACGCGGCGCAGTGGCCGTGGCGCCCGATCGACGCCGGCGAGCAGCAGCCCTTCGACGTAATCATGATCACCAGGGGTGGCGTGCCGGCGCACGTGGCGATCGTCGTCGACGCCGCGCAGATGCTGCACGTCGCGCCCGGCGAACTCTCGCGCATCGAGCGCTACGACTGCGGCGCTTGGCGCCGGCGCATCGAAGGCTTCTACCGACACATTGCCAGGGTTTCCGGATGACCGCGATCAATCTCGTCGCGATGCCGTCGCTCGACATCCGGCGCCGGCAGACGATGCTGGCCCCTCTCGGCTCGACGGTCGAGGACCTCGTGCGCATGGCAATGCCGGCCGGAGTTCGCAACCCGCGCTTTGCGACAGTGAAGGCGTCGATCGGCGGGCACGAGATCGATCCCAGCAAGTGGCGCCGTGTCCGGCCACGGGGCGGCACGCAGGTCCTCGTGCGCCTGGTGCCCCACGGTGCAGGTGGCCGCGGACTGCTTGGCACAATCGTCACTATTGCCGCCGTTGCTGCGAGTGCGCTCGTTCTTGGACCGGCCGTGGCCGGCTCTCTGAGTCTCGCTCAAGGCTCGACAGCTTACGCGGCCGCGACCTCGCTCACTGCTCTGGCAGTGACGACGGCCGCCAGCTTCCTCATCAATGCGCTTATCCCGCAGCAACCGGCGATCGGCGCAAGCGTCGGTGATACGAGCGCCACGTTCTCGGTGAATGGCTTCCAGAACAGTGCGAGCCCAGGCGGGGCGATTCCGAATGTGCTGGGCTTCCACCGATGTGCACCGCCCTACGCAGCGCTGCCCTACACCGAGATCTCCGGCAACAACCAATACATCGTCGCTCTCTTCAACTTCGGATATGGCCCGCTCGAGATCTCGAACGTACGTCTCGGCGAAACTCTGATCAGCAACTTCGACAGCCTTGAGACCGAGAGCAGGAGCGGCTTTCCCTACGAGGGGCCGGTCACGCTCTATAGCTCGCAGGTCATCGAGGAGAGCTTCGAAACGTCAGCTCTGGGCGGCGGTGCGTCCAACCCAACAGACAGCCAGCTCGCCGACCTCGAGGTCGTTAGAACCACAGCCCGCAACTCGGCGGAAGCCTCCATCGATCTCACCTTCCCGGAGGGGCTGGTGGAGTTCGACGGCAGTGGCAATCCGGGCTCGCTGTCGGTCAACGTGCGCATCCGCCAGCGCTTGAAGGGTACGACCGTCTGGTCGACGGTCATTGACCCTCTGACCATCTCCGGTTCGTCGCGGGCCGTGAAGCGCGTGACCTACCGCTGGACGCTCCCGACGCGGGGGCAATACGAGGTCGGCGTCACTAGGCGCACGGCGACCTTCAATGCGCAGAGCCAGCTCGGCGTGATGGCCTGGTCGGCGATGCGCAGCTTCCGCCCCGAGTACCCCATCGCGTTCGACAAGCCGCTCGCACTCTACGCGGTCCGCGTGAAGGCCACCGACCAGTTGAACGGGGTCATCAACAATCTGAACGCAGATTGCCGGCGGATCTGCCTGGACTGGGATGCGACGTCTGGTGTGTGGGTCTACCGGGCGACGAACAATCCCGCGTCGCTTTTTCGCTACGCCCTGCAGGGGAACGCCAACCCGTTCCCCTGGACGGACGACCAGATCGACCTCGAGGGACTGCAGGACTGGCACGCACACTGCGTCGCCAACGGGCTCGCGTACAACCGTGTCCACGACTCCGCATCGTCTCTATCCGACGTATTGCGGGATATCGCCGCGGCAGGGCGCGCCTCACCCCGGCACGACGGCACGCGCTGGACGGTCGTCGTCGACAAAGCGCGCACCATCGTGCAGGGGCATATCTCGCCCCGGAACTCGTGGGGCTTTGCGGGAGAGCGGCCTTACCTTCGCAAGCCGGACGGCTTCCGAGTGTCCTTCCCCGATGAAACGCAGGACTATGCCACCGTCGAGCAAGTCATCCCGTGGCCGGGGTTTGTGGGCGACCCTGAGGTGACTGAGGAGATTTTGTTCCCGGGCGTCACGAACCCGGCGCAGATCTTCAAGGCCGCGCGCCGGCGGCAGTACGAGATCGAACGGCGCCTCGATTCATTCACCGTGAACCAGGACAGCGAAGCGCTGGCCGTATCGCGCGGCGATCTCGTCGTCGCCAATCACCCGACGCTCAATCGCGTCCACACCACGGCGCGCGTCAGCAAAGTGGATGGCGACTTTGTCGTTCTCGACACGGCAGTCACGCTCGATGCGGAGACCGCCTACGGATGTCGCTTCCGCAAGGCGGACGGAACGTCGCTGCTCAAGACCATCCTCAATGCGCAGTCGGTCGAAACGGATCGCCTGCTCCTCGATCATGGCGACATGCCAGAGGCCGGCGACTTGGCGCTGCTTGGGCCGGCGAGCAACGTGGTCGAAGAGGTGATCGTGTCCAAGGTCGAGGTCATCAACGGCCTCGACTTCCGCCTGACGCTTGTCCCGCACGCGCCGGAACTGGACGAGCTCGCGGACGCAGACGAATTGCCAGATTGGGCCGCTTAGGCCGAGGGGGATCGCATGGGTGTTAGAACGCCGAATGTGCCGGCGGCCTCCGGCCCGCTCGCCGATATCATCGGCAATGAGGATATTGGCGGCGGCGTCATGAAGACGGTGCGCCGCGCGCTTGCCGACTTCATCACTGACGCGGTCGGTAGCATCCTTGGCGATGTCCAGGACCAACTCGACGGAAAGCTCGACGACGCGGTCAGTGCGCAGAACCGTGTCCTTGGCCGAAAAAGCTCCGGCGCAGGCCCGGTCGAGGAATTCACGCCGGCGCAGTTGACGGAGATCCTCTCCGCATTCCAGGGCGACGTTGGTCTTGGCGGCGTCAAGGGATTGGTGCCCGCGCCCGCAGGCGGCGACGCGGCAGCCGGGAAGTATCTCGACGCTGCGGGCGGGTATTCGATTCCGGCGCCACAGGGGCTCGTGCAGCTCGCGGCCGGAAGTCTGCCCACCGGCGCAAACCTGGTGAACATCACCAACATATCGTCGAAATTCACCTGCCTGCTGGTGCAGATAAAGAGCGCGTCGTCCGCGACAAACTCAAGCGGTGCGACGCTCAGCATCTTTGGGTCTGCCAACAACGGCACGTCCTTCCCGACAACTCTCTTCACGTCGAACACCAACGCTGTCCACGATGGCAATCAAGTCACCGTGTATGCCCTGATCTTCGGATACCAGGGATCAGGCGACGCGATCGTTCTGTATCGAGACACCGGCACATTCAACGACGGCATCGGCGGCGTCTATTCGCAGCGCCTCATCGTGATGCAACCCGTCACCAAGAGCGCGACGCTCAATGCGCTCCGGCTGGGATTGAGCAACGCCAGCTTCTTCGACAACGGGACGTACGCTGTCTTCGGCATCTACTGACGCCACCAATCCAAAATGCGAGGGACTACCATGGGGACGCAGACGCCCAATCTGCCGTTGCGGCCGACGCTTGACCTCATCATAGGGCACAAGGATCTCGGCGCCGGCGCGTACGAACTCGCGCAAATGCCGGCGCGCAATCTCTATGCCGCGCTCGGCGGCTTCAAGCCGCAAAATGACTGGGCAATCCCGACTGCGTACACCGTTGGCGACTGCCTGTCGAAGGAGGGCATTGGCTACGTCTGCATTGTCTCGCACACCGCCGCGAGCACGAACGAGCCCGGCGTCGGCGTCGACTGGGAGGACTACTGGTTCGGCGTGAACCTCATGGGCGAGCAGGGCCCGGTGGGGCCTGGCTACGCCGCGAGTTCGACAACGTCGCTCTCGATCGCGACCGGCACCAAGGTCTTCACCGTAGCCGCGGGCCTGGCGTACTCCGCAGGCGTGCGTGCGCGAGCCTCGTCGGCGTCCGATCTCACCAAGTACATGGAAGGCGTCGTCGCGTCCTACTCCGGCACGACGCTCACCATCACCGTCGACGCCGTAGGCGGATCCGGCACCAAGGCCGACTGGAACATCAACGTCATCGGCGACATCGGCCCGACCGGGCCGGGGGGTGGGCCGGCCGGGCCGGGTTATGCGGCATCGTCGGCGACCTCGCTGTCGATCGGCACCGGGTCGAAGGCCTTCACCGTTGCGACGGGCCTGGCCTATTCGGCTGGCGCGCGCGTGCGCGCCGCGTCGGCGTCGGACACGTCGAAGTACATGGAAGGCGTCGTCGCCTCCTATTCGGGTTCGACGCTGACAGTCACGGTCGACCGCACCGGCGGCTCGGGCACGGTCTCCGACTGGAACATCAATCTGGCCGGCGAGTCGGCGTTGGGCTACGGCGGCACCTCGACGACGTCGCAG